GGCCAGACCGAGCGCGGACAGCAGGTCCTTGCTCATGGCCCGGTTGGTGGCCGTACCGAGGTCGCTTTTGACCTTGGCCACGGCGTTCTGGATTTCCTGGTCGGTCGCCGTCTCCGGCAGGCCGAGCATTTGGCACAATGCCTTGCGCATGGCGTCATCCTCCATGGTTTCGCCCTGCCGGTTGAGCGCGGTCAGGTGCAGGTTGGGTTTATTGGTCAGTCCTGCGGATTCAAACGAATGAATCCGAAGATCTTTGCGGTAATTGAAGACAGGCGACAGGTAGCGGTATTCCTTGGCCTCGACCTGTTTCCGGCCGCGTTCGGTCCACTCCATGCGGCCCCACAGCTCGCCGTTGCGGTCGGCCAGTTCCGTGATCCAACCTGCGGCCGGGGCCTCCTCTCCTTTAGGGGCTTTGATCTCGGAGGCATGTTCACGGTCCACGACCAGCTCAAGAGTATCCCCGGCGAAGTGGTGCAGGACGGACGCCATTTCCTCCGGCCCGAGAAACCAATGTCTGCCGTCACGGCCGATGATGAGCGGGCCGGGCGGCAGGAGCTGCACCCACTCCGGGGCGCGGCCGTTGACGAGTTCGATGTTGATTGCCTTAAAGAGATGCTTCATGGCCGCCAGCATGCCCCGGCCACCCCGGCGAGTCTTGTAACCGACGTTATAAAATGAGGCCGGGTCGGGGGGGGGCGTTGTCCGGTGAGGCGGCTGGATGGACGCGGGCGGCCCGATCCAAGAGTGTTCACAAGTGTTCATGAACGCCCTGTAAGGTGTTTTCGCGGGAAAACCGGGCAACGGCCCGCCCGGCGTTCGCCCGGCGCGTCTGGGCGGAAAATCGCGCAGGAGGGGTTTACTCGGCGGCGGGGAGGATGTATTTAGTGAGTAGCTGGCCGCGACACGGTGACAATCTCCCGGCCGTAGCCCGACGCTCGCGTCGGTGTGCCATGCGGGGTTTCCGGGCAACCGGATGGGAGGCCCCGCCGGTCAGCGCAAGCCCTCGGCCCTGCCGGGGGCTTTACTTTTGGCGGCGGCGCAAGCGGAGTATCTCGCGGTCGCGTTTGCCCGCCTCGGCCGACAGCCGCCGGAAACTCGTCAGGAACACAGACCGTCCCGTGCGGGTCGCCTTGACCACGGCCACGTAGCCGTCGGCCTCCTCCAGCAGATAGACCAGGCTATGCGCGCCGTCCCGGATAGCCTCGCCGCGCTCCAGGGCGTCCTGGACCGCGCCGTACTCTGCCCAATCCAGCTCCGGGTGGTGGGCAAGCTGCTTGCCCATGGTCTCGGGCGACAGCTCCACCAGGCCGGTCTTGCCGCCGATCCGGGCCGCGTCCGCCTCGGACATAACCCCGATGGGGTAACTCGTCTTGGGCGACTTGGCCCAGGCCTCCAGGGTCTCGGCGGTCAGCTCGCGCACGATGGCCCCGGACTCGGGCCCGGCCATGGCCAGCTTGTCGCGGACCAGCTCCACGGCCTTGTTGACCCGGCCGACCGCGCCGGGGTTGTAGTCCCATCCGGGGTCGATGCCGACCGGCACACGTTGCACCTCGCCGGTGCGCTTGTTGACCCACTGGCGCGTGCCCAGATCCGGGGCCTTGGTGCGCACCGGTACGTTGGACGGCATACGGCGGCCGGTGGGCAGGCCGGTCTCCGGGTTGATCTCCTGCTCCGGCTCGGGCGCGCGCACGCCGGTCCTGGTCAGCCGGGCATGCTCGCCCTTGGAGACCTGGCGCACATGGCACTTGCAGCCCCAGCCGTTGGGCGGCATGTGCGCGTCCCAAAAGCCGTCGTCCACCGGCAGGAGCAGGCCGTGGAAGGCCACGTGCTCGGGCCGGTGCTCGCGCGACGGGCCGAGTTGATAGAGCAGATACGGCAGCCCGGCCTTGGTGCGCTGGATGCGCTCCCACTGCCCGGCGCTGCGGGCGGTGCGCATGTTGGTCTGGTAGATGGTCTTGAGGCGGCGCGGGGAGCCGAGCTGGACCTGGCGCGTCTCGCCGGTCAGCGGGTCGTCCATCGACTGGACGCCCCACCAGCCTTTTTTTTGCAGGGTCGGGGTCAAGTCCCTCTGGAAGTCGCGGAAGGTGCGGCCTTCGGCCAGAGCGCGGTCCACCTCGGCGCGGATGTCGGACAGGATATCCGTCTGGGTCGCCTTGGCCACGGTAAAGGCCGTGGCGTGCTCCTCGCGCCAGACGTCGCGATGGTCAAAACTCGGCTGGACGCCCTTGGCGCGGAACCAGTCCAGGGCCTCCTTGGGCGGGCGGATCAAATGCGCTGGCTTGGCCACGGCTAGTCCTCGACGTCGCCAAGGCCGCGCGCCCTGAAGGTCGCCTCGGCCAAGGAAGCGACGAGCCGCTCGGCGTCCATCTCCCCGGCCAGGCCGGACAGCCCGGCCAGGAACTCGTCATAGCTGCCGCACCGGGCGGCCAGCTCCCGCACGGGATTGACCAGCGGGGCCACGAGCGGCTCCCAGTCCTCCAGCGCCTCGTCGGCCAGCCCGGCCAGCTCGGCATCGACGTCCGGGGTGCGGCCCGCCCGGTTGGCGGCCCGGTTGAGCGCCGGTACGTCCGGCAGCGTTGTCGTTACCATGCCGAGCAAATCGGCGTCGGCGTCGGGCTCCGGGAAGCCCATGCGCTCGCGCACGGCCCGGGCGGAGATGCCCGCGTTGCCGAGCGGCACGATCTTGTACAGGGCGTCGGCCAGGGCCGTGACGTCCTCGGGCTCCTCCTCATGGATGCGGATGCGCGGGTAGCGCTCCTGGACGCCGTAGTTGAGGTCCACAAACGGCCTGACCAGGTCGCGGTTGAGGGTCGCGGCCACCTGCTTGCCGTCGTCGTTTTTGATATCCAACCGGACATCGTTGTGAACCTGGGCCTGGGCGTTGGACGAGCCGTCGTCCGAGGTCATGGTCTGGCCCAGGACGCCCTTGGAAAGCTGGCGGTCCAGCCACTCGGCCAGCCGCCAGAACAGGTCTTGGCCGCCCGCCGATTTGGCCGCCTCGATGAACTCAATGCGCATGGTGTCGGGCACGATGGCGGCCGCGTCCATGCCGAGGTTGGCCACGGCTCGGGCCAGGATTTCCTTGTCGCGCTCCGTGGCGGACTCGCCGTAGCGGCCCAGGCGCAGCGGCATGCCGAAGACCTCGGCAAAGGCCATCCAATCGGCCAGGGAGTAGGCCTTGCACATCCAACTGACGGCGGCCAGCCGGGCCAGGCCGGAGCGGATGGGGATGCCGGACTTGAGGTGCGGCTTGTGTGCGATGAACTTGTAGGGCGGCAGCGGCACGCCCTCAAAGGTGGCCACGTCGGTCAGCAGCCGGAGATGCTGGCCGCTCTCCCGGTCAAAGACGAAAAATCGGGGATCGCGCCACAGGTACTCCCGTGGCGTCCACTGCGCGCCGTGCATGTCCCACATGATCTCGCACACAGAGTAGCCCTTGCCCAGGCCGTCGAGCAGGTCGGTGACGAGCCCGGAAAACTCGGGTTTGTCCACCAGGGCTTTGACCGCGTCCGCGATCTCGATGTCGCGGGCGTCGTCCGAGGCCGGGATGACGTTAGGCTCGACCCCGGCCACGGCTCGCTTGCGGGTGGACAGGACCGAGGCGTAGTGCAGGTCGCGCTCCTCCATCTCCTCGGCCAGGATTAGGTACTCGCGGGCGTCGCCGTCGGCCGCGTCGCGCAGGACCCGGGCCAGCTTGGCCGGGGTCAGCCCCAGGGCCACGGACTCGTTGTCCCAGATGGTCCGCACCCCGGTCAGGGTCGGGGCCGCGACCTCGGTCTTGAGCTCGACGCGTTTGATGGGATTGCCCCGGTGGTCGTACAATACGGGCGTTGTGGTCATAGCATGCCTCGCGTAAATCCGGCGGTGCAGCGCACCGCGCGGGTATCTTTGTCATCGTCAAGGGTTGGTTTGGGGACGGGCCGATAGCCGAAGGATTCCTCGCAGCGGTTGAGCATCGCGAACCTGGCCAGCGCCAGGGCTATGGCCGAGTCGCCATGCCGGAAAAGCTCCGGGTCCTTCATGTCTTTGGTGCGGACATCCGGCACGCGGGGGATGCCGTCTATATCTTCCACGGCTCGCAGGTCGTTTTCCACGTCAACGTCTTTGGGGACGAGGATCGCGTGGTCCTCGAACGCGGACACGAACTTGGGCATCCATTCCCGGTACCATGCCGGGTTGAGCTGCACCTGGTGGATGCGCTCATGGCCGTACTTGTCCGCAGTGTACTCGGCCGGGACCGCGCCCATGCCCGAGGCGTCCATGGCCCCGCCGCTGAACCTGGGCAACGCGTCGATGAGCGCCCACAGGATTTGTTCCTGCTGGCGGTGAGGCACGTTGTGCAACTCCACCATGAACGGAACGTCGCCCAAGAGGGTTTGCCGAATGGCCATGGGGGCGATGACGGTAAAGTCGCGGTGCCGCGCATAGTCCTGTCCGAACACATGTTGAAACTTCGGGTCGAACCGGGCGAACAGCGGGTTTAGCTCGCCCTTGATCCAGCGTTCCGCCCATTCGCGGCGCATGGCGTCGGTCAGGGAAATGAAATTGTCGTCGAGCTGGCACCGGAGGATGGGGCGCGGCTCGGGCATGGCCGCCTCAATCCAGATGCCAGGGATGGACTGTCCGCCCGAGTCCTTGGGAATGGCGTCCAGTTCCTCGCGCATGGCCGCTAGGCGCGGACCATAGCGGGCGCGGATGCGGTCGTACCACTTTTGTTTGTCTTCAAGGGTGGGCGTCCAGCCACGGATCAGGCAGACGCGCTCATACAGGCCGTTGGCCACGGCCATGTCGAAAGTATGCGTGTGCACGGTCGCTCCTTCGCCGTACTTGCCCGCGCGCACGTCCTTGACAAGTTGGTTGAAGGGGTTGCCCTTGCCGTTGTGCGTGGAGATGATGCGCACCTTGCCGCCCCAGATAAGGAGCGCGGTGACGGCCTCCAGCACGGCCTGGACGTTGGCGTGGAAGGCGGCCTCGTCGATGACCACGATGCCCTGCAAGCCGCGAATGTTGGCGGGCCTGCTGGACAAGGCCACGACCTGGTAACCGGAGGCGAAGCGGATGCGGTAGGACGTGATATATTTCGTGCTGCCGTCCTTTTGCTGGTCCTCAAAAAGAAATTCCTCAATGCCCGACAGCCCCGTTCCTTGCGCCTCGGCAATGGTCCTGGCGAACTTGGCGCAATACCCGACGAACTCCAGCCCCTTCTCCTTGGTGTCGCCGATGTAATAGACGTTGTCGCCGCCCGCCTCCCGCTTGGCTCCGGCGATGAGCGTGTCGTCCAGGGCCTCGCTATATGTTATCCCGGTGCGCCGCCCCTTTTCCTCCACCTTGAAGTCCGAATCGTCGCCGATCCATTCCTTCTGGTGGGCCATGAGCAAACCGTCAGCCATGG